GCAAAGGTGAAGATTCGGAATATCAAGGCCGGTGGATTCTGTGACGATCTGCCTGAGACTTCGCTTAGGAGCTTCTTGAAGTTGGGCTATGTTAAGGAAGTAATTTCTTCCAAGTCGATAGAGCCGCAAGGTAGGACCGGAAAGAAGTAGCGGAGGAGTATTATGGCGAAGTATGGACCGAGTTCTGTTTCATGGTTTCTCATTAGCGGGTATAACTTGGCTGGAGTTATGACGCAAATGACGTTTAAGAAGTCGGGGGCCACGGAGGACACCGACGCTCTTGGAGATTCGTGGAAAGAGTCAACGCCAACTGGGAGGTTGTCCGGTGAGTTGTATCAGACTGGATGGTTTGATGATGCCTCGAAAAGCTCCGTGGACGCACTTGTTACTACTGCTGGAACTGTGAGCAGGACAATTTGTGTGGCTCCTGCTGGCGGCACGGCTGGAAGTGCGATGACTGGTTTCTCGGGTGCGTTTGGTGCAGATATGGAAAGGCTCGTTGAAAAAGAGGGGCTAACGAAACTTAATTGCACTTATACGGTTAGCGGAGCCATCGAAGAGGGAGCAATTATCGAGGCTCTGACCGCACAAACGGCCACGGGAAATAGTTCATCAGTGGACAATTCAGCAAGTTCGGCCAATGGAGGGTCGGGCTATATACAGGTTACAGCGGAAACCGGAACAAGCCCGACGGCAGCGGTAAAGATTCAGCACAGCGCAGACGATTCGACGTTTGTGGATTTGATTACGTTCACGACGGCCAGTACGGTTAAAGCAGAAAGAATAACGGTGGCTGGCACGGTTAATAGATATCTCAGGGTCAATAGAACGATAGGGGGGTCTTCGACTCCGACCGTAACCTACATGGTTGCGTTTGCTAGAGGGTAATGTTGTTTTAACGGTAGGAGGCATCTGTGGCTAAATACGGTCCTAGTTCGGTAGCAATAACATTGGATGACAGCGGAGGAACAGCGCGTGTGCTGTCTCAGTACATCATTTCGATTGGTGGAATCAAGATCAACTCGGGCATGGTTGACTCGACAGGCTTTGGGGATTCATGGACAGAGAGTCTGTCCACTGGCAAGCGCACGATGGATGACATCACGATAGAGGCATGGTACGACGATGCGTCGAATACTACTGACGACGTGCTTGGTGATGTCGCAGTCGGGCCAGCAGATCAACAGAAAACTCTACTCGTCGCGTACGGTGGTAGTAAGACCACAAGCGTCGAGGGATGGATTGTTGACTACGAGAGAGTTCTAGACAAAGACAGCCTACATATAGTTCGCGCTACGTTTAGACCAAGCGGCGCAGTAACAGAGGCGTAGGCTTTAGTCGGGAGATCGTCCACTGGGCTGGCTCTTTGTACGCGCCCCGTTCCGCAGAGGGCTTGAGGGCGGTTTCCCGCACCTAGCGATACGTATGTTATGGAATTCGACGGCCTTGGGGAAACGGCTGACAACATTCGCAAAATAGGCGAAAGAGTTGAGAAGGAAACGGCTAGGATTCTCAACGAGGTCGGCCAGCCTAGAGTTGCGATTATGAAGTCGCGGACGCCCGTGAAAGATGGGCATCTCAAGGGCAGTGTACGACTGTCTCCTGCCAAACGAACACGCCAAGGTGTTGAAGTGTACTGGCAAGCTGGCGGCGTAACAACTGCGTACGCTTTAGTCCAGCATGAGGATCTAACCTTCAAGCATACGTCTGGTCAAGCGAAATATATAATTTCGGTAGTATATGAAGACGCCGTTAAAATGAGGACGGAAATCGGAGAAGCAATAACCCAGTTATTTAAATAGGAGTTTTATGCTTGTCAGCAAGATAGTGGAAAAGTTGGACGTTCCTCACGAGGAAGGCCAATGGATCGAAATCAAAAACCTGTCGTGGAAGGCAATGGAAGAAGCTGTCAACAATAAGCAGGAGCGCGACATTGGTCAGGTGAAGCGCATGGGTGGTGATGTGTTTGAGGCCATTATGCGGTCGTCCAACAAGGACGATGATGACAAGAAACCCGATGAAGGTTCCGAGAAAACTGTTCGCGGTGGAACATTTGAATCCTACGACATGGAAACACTGCTAAGGAAATCTATTATCGCGTGGAGTTACGACGGCAAGCCAACGGTCGAGAGGATTCAGGATTTGGATGCCAGAACAGCGAAATGGATAGCGCAGGAAATTTATGAGAGGAATAAGCCGGACACTGAGGAAGAGTCAAAAAACGGTTGATCGCTCTCCATAAATGTTTATCAGGGTTGGAGGGCGCAGAACCACCGGAAGCGTGGATTGTCTCGCGCATTTGTGAGGAATTTGGATGCTTGCCATCGGAGGCGGTCAACGAGCTAGAGGTTGATGTTAGGAAACATCTGTTTCAGATTATGCAATTACGATCCTATGCAGCAGCAAAGCGTCGATTTGATGATATGAAGCCGGGAGAGAATTTGGACGATGTTCCAATGATTGAAACGGTACTAAAAAACGACGTGGCGATTGCGAAGGGTGAAATCACGTAAATGGCCGAGAATGTCGGAACTATCGAAGCTACTCTACGACTAAAGGATCTGTTTAGTCCGGGGATGAAAAAGGCTGCGAAGAATGCCGAGGCCGCTGGGAAGCGTTTAGGTGAAGTCAGCAAACGGGCGACCGGGATCGGCAAGTCACTAAGCCTTGGCGTTACTCTTCCTCTGGTCGGGGCAGCAGCAGCCGCCCTTAAGTTTTCGACAGACTTGAATGCTGGAATGGCAAACGTCGCCAGTCTGATTCCTGATAGCACCGATAGGATTTTGGATCTAAAGAAGAGCGTCCGAGAGTTAGCCATCGAGACAGGCCAAAGCACAGACGATATGGCAGACGGTTTGTATAACGTGATTTCTGCCTTGGGCGATACGGCCGACACAGAGAAGATTCTGGAGATTAACGCAAGGGCAGCAGCAGCAGGTTTGGCGACGGTTACTGATGCGATCAATTTAACCTCTGGTGTTACGAAGGGCTATGGTGACACAACCGCTGACGCGACTCAGAAGGTGTCTGATCTCGCGTTCACTACGGTCAAATTAGGACAGACAACATTTCCAGAGTTGGCGGCTGCACTGGGGCGAGTGATTCCACTGGCGGCGAAGTTGAATCTTTCACAAGAGGAATTGTTCGCGACATTTGCTGCGCTGACAGGTGTCACGGGGAAGACCTCGATGGTGTCTACGCAATATGCAGCAGTGCTGACGGGATTATTAAAACCGACAGTGGACATGGCAAAGGCCGTCGAGCATCTGGGCTACTCTGGTTCGGAATCCATGTTAAAGACTCTAGGGTTCAAGGACACCTTGGACGCCTTGATTGGAACGACGGATGGGAGTGCAGAGTCTGTCGGAAAGTTGTTCGGTTCTCAAGAAGCATTGGTGGCAATTTTCGCGTTGACGGGCGCACAGGCTGATGTATACGAGGATAAACTTTCTCAACTCAAGCAGGTAGTCGGCGCAACTGACGAAGCCTTCAATGAACAAACTGAGGGGATTAATGCTGCTGGATTTGCGTGGAAGCAGCTAAAGCTACAGTTAACAATTGTCTCGCAGGAAATTGGCGACGAGCTTCAACCGACATTCAACCAGATCGTGACGGCGATTAAGGACGACATTGTTCCAGCGGTTCGGGAGTGGGTGACGTGGTTCAACGGACTAAGCATTGAGACGAAGAAATCCTATGTAGCACTCGCAGCATTGATCACGGTCCTTCCGGTGATCATTCTCATGTTAGGTCAGATCGGTTCAGCGGTAAGCGGGGTAATTGCGCTTGGTGCTGCGTTTGGGAAAACGACTGCGAGTATAAAGCTGTCCGCCCTTGCAGCGAAACTGTTCAGCGCGTCGTTTATGGGAATTCCGATCATTGGATGGGCCGTCGCTATTATAGCTTTGAGTGTAGCCATCTATAAGAATTGGGACGCGCTCACCGGGTGGATAACAAAACTTAAAGATGCCGGCAAGGGTTGGGAGTTATTGGTTGCTGTTCTTAGTGGCAATTGGGCGAAGGTGGTTCAACTCAAGAAAGGGATTAAAGAAGTCAAGGAGGAGTTAGAGCAATCCTTACCGGCGATTGAAGATAGCCAGAAAGCACTGTCAGAGGCCGGCTTAACTGGAACGGTTGAAGAACTACATGCGGCGATGGCGAACCTTAGCGGGGTGGCTGGGGGACTTGCCGACAATGAAATGAAGCTGATCGCTGAACGTGCGATTGAGCTTCGCGATAACGGGGAAGAATTAACAACGGCATTGTCCAACGTTGCTGACCAGTTTATCCGTGAACAAGAAGAAGCCGTAAGGCTATCAAAGAAGTTGAAAGACACTGAAGACAAACAAAGGGAACTTGCCAGAACGACGAAGTTGGCTGAAGAGGTGACGGCAAAATATCGAGAAGAGGTTGAAGACCTTGTCGGGGAACTTGTGGGGACAGGTCTTATTCGGCAGGTTGGTCAGCTTGAAGACGCGTACAAAAAACTGACGCCAGAGGAGAAGAAGAATGCGCTGGTAATGCGCGAGGTGTCTAAACGCGCCGTTGAGTTGCGACAAAATGGTCAGCTATTAGTGGGCACGTTAAAGGATATCGCTGATGCAGCGGAGGCGACATCGAGGGACATGAAGCAGCTTCATGATGCTGTGAAGATGGCCGAAGAAATACATGCGATCATGGATGCCTCGACCAGTGCGGATATGCCGAAAAGGGTATACCAGCTACAGATGGCGTGGACGAATCTCTCCGAGGCCCAGAGACAGAACACGAGGACGCTTAGATTCTACCGGGATGCTGTGGCCGCTGCCGAACAAGCTGGTGGCGTATTTGAGGGAACGCTTGGAGATTTAAGTACCACGGTTCTTGATGTTGAGGATTCGACGGAAGCTCTGCGGAAAAAAGTGGATGCGTTGAAGAATTCTATGGGACCACAGCAACTCCAATTGGAGGCTGAAGCTCTCACTGTGGGTCTTGCTGAAATGGGAATTGAGGGAACACTTACAGCACACGCGATGGAGGAGTTAGGCAAGAAAGCGTTGGCGTTGAGAAACAAGGGTGTAGTGCTTGAGGGGAACTTAAACGACCTAGCCGATGCAGCGGAGAATGCAAAAGAGGAGGCCAAGGACTTAGGAGATCAATGGGGCGATACGCTTGGCGATCTAGCAGATGCGTTTGATAAGTTGGCGAACATTGCAGGCGGAACGTTTGGTGGACTCGCCAAGTCGGTTGGGACGGTTATTGGATCCATGCAGGCAGCGAA